CCTCTGTTCGCACAACCGCGAAATGGATGGGGGGGAGGGGTAAGGCGATTGGGGGTATAGGAGTAGGAAACATGGCAGGTAGACCACCAAAACCCACATCGTTAAAGCTCGTCGCAGGCAATCCCGGCAAGCGTGCGCTGAACAAGCAGGAGCCGGATCCCGACTATCTGCAAGACCTGACTGCACCGGAATGGCTCAAGCCCGCAGCGCGCGCTGTGTGGGATGAAATGGCGCCCCAGGCCTGCAAGGCCAAGCTGCTGACAGAGGTGGATGTGCAGACATTCGCCATGGGTTGCGTGGCCATGGCTGAATACCGAAAGGCATCAGACCGCGTAGATGCGGATGGTGCCATCAAGATCAAAAAAACGATCGACAAGGAAGGCAATGAGGTCGATGCCGGTGAATACATGAATCCATGGGCTGGTGCCCAAAGCATGTATTTCAAACAGGCCATGGCCGCATTCACGCAGTTCGGAATGACGCCTAGAGCGCGCACCGGAATTGCGGTGCAGCCGCAAGGAGATTTGTTTGGCAGCGATAAAAACGGGGCAGCGGGCTACTTCAGCTGACCCGGTATCTCGCTACGCCAAGGCGGTTGTCTCTGGCAAAAAAGTAGCAGGTCCGCAGGTACGAGCCGCGTGCCAGCGGCACCTGAACGACATGGAAAGTGGCCGCGAACGTGGCATTTTTTTCGACCGCAAGGCAGCCTTGTGGGCCATCGGTTTCTACCGTGATGTGCTGCGACTCAACGGCGGCGAGTTTGAGGGCCTACCGTTCGAGCTGCTGGACTGGCAACAGTTCATCGTTGGCAATTTGTTTGGATGGAAGACGGAGGATGGCTACCGGCGCTTCCGGGTTGCCTACGTCGAAACGGGAAAAGGATCGGGCAAAAGCCCACTGGCAGCCGGTATCGGAATGATTGGCCTAACCGCCGACAACGAAGCCCGGGCCGAGGTCTACGCCGCAGCCACCAAAAAAGACCAGGCCATGGTGCTGTTCCGCGATGCGGTGGCCATGTACCAGTTATCGCCCGAGCTGCGCAAGCGGCTCAAGCCGTCCGGTGTGGGCGACAACGTTTGGAACCTTGCGTATTTTGAAAAAGGTAGTTTTTTTAGACCCATCAGCGCCGACGATGGCCAGTCTGGCCCGCGCCCCCATATCGCGTTGATTGACGAAATCCACGAGCACCGCAATAACACTGTGGTCGAGATGATGCGCGCTGGCACCAAGAGCCGCCGGCAAGCGCTGATATTCATGATCACCAACAGCGGCGCCAGCAAAACCTCCACCTGCTGGAACTACCATGACTACGCCAGCAAAGTGGCCGCAGGCACGCTGAAAGACGATGCCTTCTTTGGCTACGTGTGCAGCCTGGACGAAGGCGATGACCCGTTCAACGATGAAAAGTGCTGGCCCAAAGTAAACCCAAGCCTGCAGGGTGCAAAACTGCCCGGCATGAAGTACCTGCGCGAACAGGTAGTCGAAGCCCGGGGCATGCCCAGCAAAGAAGCGCTGGTGCGCCGACTCAACTTCTGCCAGTGGACGGATGCCACCAACCCGTGGATCAGCGCAGACATCTGGCTGGGCGCAGCGCGTGAATACGATTGGCGCAGCTTCCGAGGTCGCCGCGCATGGGCTGGTCTGGATTTATCCAGCACCACCGACCTGACCGGCTTGGTGTTGCACATCGAGCCGGTAGAAGAGGGCGAGCCGTGGCGCTTGGCACCATTTGCCTGGCTGCCAGAGGAAGGCCTGCAACGCAAAGAAGAACTGGACCGCGTGCCCTACCTGGCGTGGCGCACGGCGGGCTATTTGGAAACCACACCGGGCCGTGCCATCAGCAAGCTGGCGGTCATCAAACGGCTGGTGGAGCTAAGCAGCTTCTTTGATTTGCAGCTGGTTGGCTACGACCGATGGCGCATTGAAGACCTGCGCTCGCTGGCAGCCGACAACGATATTGCACTACCAGAAATGAAAGCATTCGGCCAAGGCTACAAAGACATGAGCCCAGCCATTGAGGCATTTGAGACGGCGTTACTGAATGGCGACGTAGTGCACCCCGGTAACCCCGTGCTGACCTGGTGCGCATCCAACGCGGTCATCACGTCTGACGCGGCGGAAAACCGCAAATTGGATAAAGAAAAAGCCACTGGCCGCATCGACTTGATGGTGGCTAGTGTCATGGCAGTTGGGTCGGCAGTGACCGCATGCGAATCGAACAACATTGAACAAGGCTTCGTAATACTGTGACAGTGAACCAAAACACCAGCTGGAGCGATGCGCAGCGCCGCGCAGCCGTGCCCGGTTCCCCCATCCTCACCAATTGGCGAGCCGAGCGCGAGGCCCAGCGCCAAGGCAACGCCACCCGCGTCTCCAACCTCACTTATGACCAATCCGTGCTGGACGCATTTGGTGTAACGCCCGGCGCGGCTGGCATCACCGTAACGCCCGTGTCAGCCATGCGTGTGGCCGCCGTCTTTGCGTGCGTGCAAAAGATAGCCGGTGCCATCAGCACCCTGCCGCTGGAAGTATTCAAAACAGACGGGGACACCCCCGTCAAACAGCCACGCGACGACCTTTGGTACAAACTCAACGAGCAGCCCAGCCCACAGTACACCGCTGCCAGCCACTGGGAGGGCGTCAGCGTCAACCAACTGCTGCGCGGCGACGGCTTCACCTGGGTGCGCCGCAACGTCAACAACACCATCCGCGAATTTTTGCCGCTGCCATGGTCTAGTGTGCACCCCCAGCTGCAGACGGATGGCAGCGTGCGCTACTACATCAACTACCAAGGCATCAGCACCTGGATCCCGCCCGAAGAAATTTTGCACTTCCCCGGTTTCGGATTCGATGGCCTCAAATCCATGTCCGTCATCGCCTATGCCGCACGCAATGCCGTCGGCAACGCCCTGGCCATGGACGAATACAGCGGCAAGTTCTTCCAGAACGGCGCCCACCCCTCCATCGTCCTCAAAGCCGCCGGCAAGATGACCCCCGAGCAGGTCACCACCCTGCAAACCGCCTTCGCCACCAAATACGCCGGCCTGGACAACGCCCACCGCCTGCCATTGGTCCTGACCGAAGGCCTGGACGCCAAAGAAATAAGCCTCAGCGCCGAAGACGCCCAGCTACTGGAGGCCCGCAAGTTCCAAGTTATCGACATTGCCCGCGCCTTTGGCGTGCCACCCCACATGATTGGCGAGACCAGTGCCAGCACCAGCTGGGGCAGCGGCATCGAATCCATGTCGCGCGGCTTCGTTACCTACACCCTGCAGCCCCACCTCAAGCGCATCGAGCAAGAACTCAACCGCAAGCTCTTCCCCCGCGACGTGGGCCGCTTTGTGCGCTTCGACCGCGAAGCTCTGATCGAAGGCGACAGCAAAGCCCAGGCCGAATACAACCGCGCCGCCCTCGGTGGCCCCGGTACCGGCCAGGGCTGGATGAGCGTGGACGAAATCCGCAAATCCAAAGGCCTCGCCCCCCGTGGCGGTGCCTCCAACGAAATTTACGACCCGCGTGATGCTGCCCAGGCAAGCGCCCCAAAACCAGGTGCCAACCCATGAAAATCCAACAACTCCTGCGCGACAACGCCGGGCGCACCAAGCAACCCTGCAACCTGGTGCGCAACAGCGCCGATGAAGCCACCATCTACATCTACGACATGATCGACGCCTACTGGGGCGTCAGCGCCAAGGCCGTGATCGACGCACTCGCCGCGGTGGCCGATGTGCCCACCGTGCACCTGCGCATCAACTCCCCCGGTGGTGACGTGTTCGAAGGCCGCGCCATCGTCGAAGCCATCAAACGCTTCTCCGGCAAGACCATCGCCCATATCGACAGCCTGGCAGCCAGTGCTGCCACCAGCATCGCCATTGCGGCGGACGAGGTGGAGATTGCGCAGGGCGCCTTCTTCATGATCCACAACGCCAGCGGCATGGTCTGGGGCGACAAAACCGACATGCGCGAAACCGCTGACCTGCTGGAAAAGGTAGAAGGCACCATCGTGCACGACTACAACGCAAAAACCGGCAAAGACACTGCCGACATCGTTGCCTGGATGGCCGCCGAAACATGGTTCACCGCTGACGAGGCCGTGGCAGAGGGATTTTGTGACCGCCTTGCCGCCACTGCCGACAAAGCCCCCCAAAACACCTGGAACCTTGCCGCTTACAACAAGGCCCCCAAGGCATTCACAGCACCGCCAGCAGAGCCAGCGCCCGCTGAGCCCACCCCCCAACCCACAGGCACAACGCAAACCAACCGCAACGCGCTGCGCCTGAAAACTATTGTGTAGCGCTTCTCGCGCAAAACAAACCGCCGAGGCCGGACGCCTCGCATCCCCATGGGGGCCATTCGGCTCCCTTTTTTTATGGAACTCTGAAATGAAAAACATTCAAGCCCTGCGCGAGAAAATTGCTAACCTCGCCAAACAAGCCAACCACATCCTTGCCGAAAAAGGCGATCAAACCTGGTCCGCCGAAGACCAGCAAAAGTTTGACAACCTGGCCGACGAAATTGAGCGCGCCAAATCCCAGATCCGCGCCGAAGAACGCATGCGCGAGCTCGACGCCGACAAGTTCTTCAACGAAGCCACCCAGGTCGGCAACAAGCCCGGCCAGCGCACCGAAGACGGCAGCATCAGCGTGCGCGATGCCGTCGCCCTGTACCTGCGCAACGGCAATAACGTGACTGCCGAGCAGGCCATTGCCATCCGCAACGCCATGAGCACCACCACCACCACAGAAGGCGGCTACACCGTACCGTCCGAAATCGCGGGCATGGTCATTGACAAACTCAAGGCCTATGGCGGTATGCGCGACGTGGCCACCATCCTCAGCACCTCCACCGGTGTCAACATGAGCTGGCCCACCTCCGACGGCACCGCAGACGTGGGCGCCATCGTCGGCCAAAACACCGCCGTCAACGGTGCAGACATCACCTTTGGCACCATTGGCCTCAACCCCTTCTACTACACCTCCAACAAAATCGCCCTGCCGCTGGAGTTGATCCAGGACAGCGCCATTGACGTTATCGCCTACGTCATCGATCGACTGGCAACGCGCATCGCCCGCATCCAAAACACCCACTTCACCACCGGCGGTGGCACCACCGTGCCCGATGGCGTCATCCCCAAGGCCGGTACCGGCAAAACCGGCACCACCGGCCAAACCGTCACCGTCATCTATGACGACCTGATCGACCTCAAACACTCCGTCAACCGCGCGTACCGCAAAAACGCCGCGTACATGATGAATGACCTGTCCGTCGCCATCGTCTCCAAACTCAAAGACACCACCGGCCGCCCCATCTGGACCCCTGGTGACGCGGAAAGCATCGTCGGCGGCAAGCCAGACACCCTGTGCGGCTACCCCGTTGTAATTAACGATGATGTCGCCGTCATGGCCGCCAATGCCAAGTCCATTGCGTTTGGTGATCTCAGCAAGTACACCATCCGCGACGTGCAAGGCACCACCCGCATCCAGCGCTTTGACGACTCCGCCTTTGCCCTAGCCAACCAGGTTGGCTTCTGCGGCTGGACCCGCTCCGGCGGCAACCTGCTCGACACCGCCGCCGTCAAGGTCTACGTCAACAGCGCAACGTAAACCCGCGCCGCCAAACGCCACCAGGCCCGTGCCCACCGGCCCGCGCCAGGTGGGTCATCAACCCAATTCCCAAACCCACCATGACCAAGCTCATTGCACTGGCAGTCATCGCTGCAGGCGCCATCGCCCTCGACTCTGCCGAAATCCCTGCGGATACGGTATTCGAAGTCCCGCAGGACCAAGCCGACACCCTCATTGCCCAAGGCCTGGCCAAGTTGGCCGACGACCCGCAAGATGTCCAGCCAAAACCCCAGGGCAAAACCATCAGCGCCCGCGTGCTGCTGGCCTGCGCCTATGGCCAGCCCGACGAAGTAGTCACCCTGCCGGTCGACGTGGCCAAGCAGGCCGAAAAAGCCGGTCAAGTCGACACCAACAAGGCCGCCGTGGCCTACGCAAAAACTCTGGGGGCTTAAAACCATGACCGTGCGCCTGCTCGCCGCCTGGGGCATCTACCCGGCAAATGCCATCATCAGCATCGACTCGGCAACCGAGACCGGGCTGGTTGCTGCAAAACTTGCGGATACCGTGTTAACCGGGGGAGTAGCGTACGTTGCACCTGTTGATCAAACGGACTACGACAAGCCTGCAAAGTGTCGAATTGACCCCTCCGGCAACGTCACAGGGCTGGTGGGGCCGGGGGGTGTGAAAGAAATTCTGCTTTCGAAGGCTAAAACCGGCATGTGGGCAAATGGCCCAATATCCGCATGGCAAACGGCTTTTGGCGGCTACTGCTGGCGTCTTGTTACTGAAATCCCCGGCAACGCACGCGCTATTCGGGTTGCTGTGCCAAAGAGTCAGCAAGGGTCTTGGACGGTGGACGGAATCGCTGTCTGCTCAACAGATACAGCAGCCAGCCCAGCACGCTACGACCCCGGTTCAGGTTCTGCATGGGTGGCTGGTACTTTTGACGGCGTGACAGCGGCAAAGACCATCCCGGCATATACGCCGCCAGATCAATTCCAGACTAACAGTGTTGGAGACATGGTTTGGTCGGATTGGATTTACTGCCCGACGATCCCCCGCGTTGATACTGTTGGCGCTAACCCAATTTACGTCATTTCTATCTACTCCGCATCTGCAAATACGATGTGCGTGAATGGTGGAACCGGCTCTGAGAATGGATTTAACAACGAACCAATGCACCGTTGGGTACAGTTCAAGGCTGCTGCAGGCAATGCCACAGTGAGCTTCGCATCTGGAACAAGTAATCCGCAGTGCATTCCGGTATTCGGTATTGAGTGGGCACCAGCATCTGGGGCATTGGCAATCGGAACATGCGGCGACTCAATCATGCAGGGAGCCAAAACAACTCCGTTGAGTCGCGGCTACGCTATCAAGGCGGCAGCTACCATGACTGCTGCAAGCGGCTACAACGTATCGTCTGTAAACATGGGGATCGGTGGCGACAAAGTGATTAGTTCCCTTAATCGCCTTTTGATGTTAATCAGGGCCGGTGGCGGATTGCCAAACATGCTGGCATTTGCAGCCTACTCGCGCAACAGCACTGCGACCATGACAACATCGCAAATGCTGGGTGTTGCGGAGGTATTCATTAAAACGGCACTGCAAAACAAAATCCTACCCGTTCTGGTCAGCAGTATTGCTGAAACTGCTACGCCATCCAACAATGCCACGGCCGCAACCGTAAACGCCGCTTTGCCAGCAATGGCTGCGGCCTACGGAATTCCGTTTGTTGATCTCGGTGCATTGATTACTGTTGCAAATGCGGCTACTTACTTGGATGTTGACGGAATTCACCCGAATGACGCTGGTAACGACTTGATGGGCACAACATTTGGCAATGCAATGGTTCCATGGATCAATGCTGCGCTGCACTTGCGGCAATAGCCCACAATGACAACAACTGCGCTATCAATAGTGCTCACTCTACTCTTGCCCCTGTCCGCACTTGCGGCGGAATGCGGTGAGGTGGAGTGGTTCGTTAAGCCCAATGGCACGCAGCTAACAAGACCGGCGTACACACTCAAGGACGGCGCACTAACCAAGTCAGCAAGTCGCGCATGGGTGGGTGCAACCTGCGACACGACCAAGCCAACCAAGCAAAGGGGCAAAGACCTCTACGCCCCCTACGACTCCACAAGCCTAGTGGCGCTTTGCAGCAAACGATAGCCCAACAGCCCGCCCAGCGCGGGCTTTTTTACGTCAAAATATGGCACTCAAACTCACTACTCCAGCCAGCACGTACCCCGTGACTTTGGCAGAAGCCAAGTTGCACTGCCGTGTCGATGCTTCCGACGATGATGCGCTGATCACGGTCTTGATCACGGCAGCAACCGAAATGGCCGAGCAGGCCACCGGGCGGGCGATCATGCCGCAAACGTGGGAGCTCACGCTCGACGCATTCCCCGATGCGTTTGAGCTCACCCGAATACCCGTCGCCAGCGTCACCAGCCTCAAGTACTGGGATACAGACGGCGTGCAGCAAACCCTGGGCACCATGCTGTATGAACTCAGCACTGCCAGCGACTTTTCCGCCGCCACCGTGGCCCCGGTGTACGGCGGCACCTGGCCCGCCACCCGCGACCAGGCCAACGCCGTCGCGTTGCGCTACGTCGCCGGATGGCCCGATGCCGCCACGGTGCCCGACAGCATCAAAGCCTGGATCAAACTACAAGTCGGCGCCATGTACGAGCACCGCGAGGCAGAGGGCGCCGTGCAAACGTATGCACTGGGCTATGCCGATCGCTTGCTGGACCGCTACAAAGTGTGGAGCCTGTAATGCAAGCCGGCAAGCTGGACCATCGGGTCACCATCAAAGAACGCGCCGCCGGACAAGACGCCATTGGCCAGCCGGTGGAAACGTGGGTCGACATCGCCACCGTGTGGGCCTCCATCCTGCACCAAAAGGGTATCGAGGCCATCAAGTCCGGTGCCAACACCTCCATCGTGCATGCTTCCCTGCGCATTCGCTACCGGGTTGGCGTAACCGCAGCCATGCGCGCCCACCATGGCGCCACGGTGTACCAAATCAAGGCCGTGTTACCGCACGGCAAAGAGCATATTGACCTGGTGTGTGAGGTGATCAATGTTGCGAGTTGACTTCGACATGTCTGCGCTCGATGCACAGCTTGGCGCGTTGCAGGCCACGGTGGCAGACGCCATTCGCCCGGCGGCACAAGCCGGGGCTCAGGTGTTGTACGACGAAGTGCGCTCCAACGTGGAACGAATTGGCAAAGTCACCGGTAATTTGCAATCTGCTGTGTACCAGGCCTATGCCAAGCGTGAGGCCACTTCAAATAAAGCCGTGTATGACGTGTCGGTGAATCTCAGAAAAGCGCCCCATGCACTGCTTGTGGAGCATGGGCATATACAGCGATATGCATCGTATGTCGGCAAAGACGGCAAGTGGCATACCGCTGTAAAAGCAAGCATGCGCGGCAAGCCCCGCCCAAAGCGCCGCGCATCGCAATCCGTCAAGGATGCGTACTACGTACCGCTTGCTGGTGGCCCTAAACAAGTGGCTGCCAAGCCATTTATCCGCCCTGCAAAATCCAAAATCTCCCAAGCTTTGGAGGTTGTTGAAGCCGAGTTTTTCAAGCGCATGGGGGCTAAAAATGAGCCTTGAGACAAGCCTCCACACGTTGTTATCCGCACAGTGCCCGCGTGTATTCCCCGACGTTGCGCCATATGACACTGCGCGCCCCTACATCACCTGGCAGCAAGTCGGCGGCGATCCGCTGAGCTATGTGGACGACACGGTGCCTGACCGGCGCAACAGCCTTATCCAAGTCAACGCATGGGCAGACACCCGGATGCAGGCCAACGATTTGATGCTGCAGATAGAGAGCGCGCTGATCACCAGCACATCGTTCCAGGCCCGTCCCGCTGGTGCCCTTATCGCCGCGCACGACCAAGACACCGAACGGCGTGGCGCCATGCAAGATTTTTCCATCTGGTCCACCCGGTAACCTAACCGACCAACCGAACCCGGCCGCAAGGCCAACCCAGCAACCCGCCCTGTGCAAACACGGCGGGTTTTTTCATGCCCGCGAGGGCGTTTCTGTCGCCCACCTCGCGTGGGCTTTTTAACTTCTGAAAGGCCCTACACCATGGCTCAAGTACCCACCGGGAGCACGTTTTACATCGCTTCCACCATCGCCGCCGCGCAAGCAACCACTGTTGTAACCAACGTACCCGAAGCCGTCGTCACCTGCGCAGCCCACGGCTACAGCAATGGCGATTTTGTTTTGATGACCTCTGGCTGGGGCCGCGTCAACAAACGCGCATTCCGCATCAAGTCCGTCGCCACGAACACCTTTGTGCTGGAGGGCTGCGACACCACCAGCACCACCTACTTCCCAGCGGGCACCGGCATCGGCACCGTCAGCAAGGTAAGCACCTTCACCCAGATCACCACGGTGATGAATCCAGCCTCCAGCGGCGGCGAACCCAAAACCGTCAACTACAAGTTTGTGGAGTCTGATGTGGAGTTTTCCATCAACGACGGCTTTGGCGCCACCAGCTACAGCCTCGACATGGATGCCGACTCCATTGGCACCGCAGGCTACACCGCGCTCAAAACGCTCACCGACGTGCAGACCGACACCATCCTCAAGGTCGTCACCCGCAGCGGCTCCATCCTGCTGGTGCCTTGCACCGTGGCGCTGAACGAATCGGTGATGTTCCAAGACGGCCAGATCAACAAGGTCAAAGCCGCCTTCAACGGCAACAACCGCGCTGTGCGCTACGCGTCCTAAACCGTCGCAACCCTCACTGGCCACTTGTGGCCACTCCAGAGCACCGACCGCCTCGTGTCGCCTTCGTAGGGCGCGCGGGGTGGCGCGGGCATTTTCCCTTTTCCCTACGAAAGCACCATTGTGTCTAAGCCTAAGTTCTCCCTCACCGCAAAACCCACCTTCTCCGGCAAAGTCGCCATCCCCGTTCCGGGCGCCGACAACGAAGAAATTCAATTCACCTTCAAGGGCCGCACCCGCGACGAATTCAAAGCCTTCATGGATAGCCTGGAAGGCCGCAGCAATGTGGATTTGATCCTCGACATTGCCAGCGGCTGGGAGCTGGAAGACGTTTTCAACCCCGAAAACATCGCCAAGCTCGACCAAAACTACATTGCCGCCGCCGCCTCCATTTTGGACAAGTACATCCTGGAGATGAACAAGGCCCGCCGGGGAAACTGAAAGCGGTCACGGCCGCGATCTACCACCGCATCCCCACCGCGCAAGAGTTGGCCAACACCGGCTTCTTGCCGGAGGACTACGAGATAGACCCCGTCGACCTGTGGCCCGAAAACGAACAAGCCATCACCCTGTTTTGCTCCGTATCCAGCCAGTGGCGCGTGGGTGCTGGCGGCGCCATTGGGCTTGACTACAGCGTGCTGTTTGCCCGCATGGCGCGCATGCAACTCACCGAAGAGCGCCACGAGCAACTCTTTGAAGAAATCCGCGTGATCGAGGCCGAAGCCCTTGACCACATCAACAAAAAGACCGACCCATGACCGACCAAACCTCAACGCTACGCATCCAGGCCGACGCCTCTGGCGTTGAAGCGGGCGTTGCCACCGCCAAGCGCTCTCTGGCCAGTCTGGGCGGTGCTGCTGCGCAGGCGGGCAAGCAGGGTGCCGACGGCCTTGCAGCCCTTGGCAGCGGCGGCGACGCGGCCGCCCGCAAGGTCGATTCCGCCACCAAAAGCATGGTGGGCAGCATCCAGCGGCAAATCGCCGCCATGGAAGCCGGTGGCACCAGCTCGCGCCAGTACCAAGAGTCGCTGGCCAAGCTGCGTGGCATTGATGTCAGCGCGCTCAAACCCTACCTCGACCAGCTCGATGCGGCCAAGGTCAAAGCCACCGCCGCTGCCAAGGCCACGGACGGCCTTAAAAGTGCAGCATCCGGCATCAGCGGCACTTTGGCAGCATTGGGCGTCAGCCTGTCCGCTGGCGCCTTCCTGACCTTCGTCACCAACATCAACAACGGCGTCGACGCCCTCAACGACCTCAAAGACGCCACTGGCGCCAGCATCGAAAACATCAGCGCCCTGGAAGATGTAGCCCGGCGCACCGGCAGCAGTTTTGACACCGTCAGCACCGCGCTCATCAAGCTCAACCAGGGCCTCAACTCCGCCAAGCCCGGCAGCGACACCGAACGCGCCATCAAGGCCCTGGGCCTGAGTGTGGCCGAACTCAAAACGCTGGACCCTGCCGAGGCATTCCGGCGCATCGCCGTCAGCCTGTCGGGGTTTGAGGACGACGCCAACAAAGCCCGCCTCACGCAAGAGCTGTTCGGCAAGAGCCTCAAAGAGGTTGCGCCCCTGCTCAAAGACCTGGCCGAACAGGGCCAGCTCAACGCCACCGTAACCACCGCGCAGGCCGAGGCAGCGGAAAAGCTCAACAAGCAAATCTTCAACCTGCAGAAAAACGCGCTCGATGCGGGCCGCGCCATTACCTCGGTGCTGGTGCCTGCGCTCAGCGATGGGGTTGACCGCTTCCTGCTGGCGCAAAAACACGCCGGTGGCCTGCTTGACACGCTGGCCCTGTATGCCCGCCTGGACTACAGTAAAGGCATTCAGGGAAACCTTGGGCAGGTCGAAGCACAAATTGCCGCGCTGGAGCAGCGGGCAGGGCGCATCACATCGGCCGGCGCACAGCGTGGCAACGACAAGATGATTGCCGACCTGCGCGCGCAGGCCGCCTACCTCAAAGAGCTGCGCCAGATCAAAATTCTGGAAGACCAGGGCGACAACAGCGACGCCGTGTCGCGCAAATTCCTAAACCGTAAAGCCAGCGTGGGCGACGTGCTGGCGGGCGACGGTGGCAAAGCCGCCGCCGCAGCCGCCGCCAAAGCCCTGGCCGACCAAAACCGCGAGCTGGCCGCGCAGGCCAATCTGCTGGCCACGCTCTCCGGCGTCAATGGCGACTACCAGGAGCAGTTGACCCGCCTGCAGGTGGTGCGCAAGTCGCAAAACCTCAGCGATGCGCGCTACGCGGAGCTGGTCACCGAGCTGATCGACAAGCAGCCCATGGTCAAAGCGCTGTATGCCGACCAGGAAAAATCCGCCAAGGCCTGGGCCGACCAATCCGCCGCCAGCGCCAAGGCCGTTGCCGACCTGTCCAAGGACTACGACACCTACGTCAAAACGCTGGACAGCGCCGCCAGCGCCGCCGTCAAACAGGTGCAGGCCCTGGAGGATGAAGAAGCCGCCACCCTCATTGCCGCCCAGCAAAACATCAGCCTGGCGCAGGCTATCGAGCAAGTCACAATTGCCCGCCTGTTCGAGGCGCAGACCAAGGCCTACAAAGACGGCGATCAAGAAGCGGGCGACGCCATCAAACGCGAGATCGAGGCGCGCAAAAAACTCGCCACCCTGATCGGTGGCAAAGAGGTGCGCGAGGCCAACAAAAAAGCCGCTGACGATGCCGCCAAAGAGTGGCAAAAAACCGCCGACAAGATGAGCGACAGCATCACCGACGCGCTCATGCGCGGGTTCGAAAACGGCAAAGGCATTGCCGAAAACCTGCGCGACACGATAGAAAACATTTTCAAGACCATGGTGCTGCGCCCCGTGGTGCAGGCCACGGTCAACGGTGGACTACAAGCGCTTGGCATCCCCGGCGTCGGTGGAGCCAGTGGCGGCGCGGGTGGGCTGCTCAACACTGCCAGCAACGCCTACAGCTTGTACGACAAGGCCTCCAGCTTCTTTGGCGGTGGTGCTGGTGCGTCCATCTATGCGCTGCTGGGTGGTGTTGCGCCCGGTGCCTCTGCTGTATTGCCTGCTGTTACAGAGTTGGGGGCCTTATCCGGCCTCACGGAAGCTGGCACATCCATCTACAGCCTGGCAACGCCCGCAGCAACTGGATTGAAACTGTCAACGTTTGGCGCGGGACTTGGCGCTACCGGCGCCACAGCCGTGGGGTCGACAGTTACCGCCCCTCTTGCGGGGGCTGCCGCACCAGCAGTCGGCATCCCAGGCATCGGTTGGGCCATCGGCGGCGCGCTGCTGTTGGCAGGCCTCATGGGCAGCAACAAAAACTGGGAAACCAAATATGGTGGTAGCTTCGACAACACCGGCCCCGACGGCGCCATCAACAAAATCAGCGGGCCCGGCACCGGTGGCGAGTTCGCGGGCCAGTACGCGCAAAAAGCGCTCAAGGCCACGGAAATCGGCATCAACGAAACCTTGAATCTGCTGGGCTCCAAAGCCCGCCTGGGCTACTTTAGCGCCGGGGCTGAGAGCAGTGGCGAGGGCCAGGCCTTTGCCAACGCGGGCGGCAAGCTCATGCTGGCCGATGGCTCGGTGGTGGAGTTTGGCCAATCTAGCCAAAGCGGCGGCTACCTCAACCGCCGGGGCAACAAATCCCCCGAGCAAGCCGCCAAAGAATATGGGGAAGAGTTGCAACAGGCCACCCTGCAGGCCCTGCAAACCGCCACCGACATCCCGCTGGCCATCCGCAAGCAGCTCGATGGCGTAGACATTGACGCACTCACGGGCGATGCGCTGAGCGGCTTTACCGCCGCCATCAACAAGACCGTTACCGATGTGCAAACCCTGCAATCGGCCATGTTGGCCCTGCCGTTTGACGGGCTCAAAAACCTGAGCTTTGACGCCGCAGCCGGGCTCATTGCCGCGTCCGGTGGGTTCGACAAACTCAACGCCAACATCACCAGCTACTACGACAACTATTACAGCGCGGAAGAAAAACGCGCGCAGACCCTCACCAACATCAGCAAGCGCCTGGCGGATGCGGGCGTCAGCATCACCACTGAAGCGCTGGCAAAAATGTCGCGCGGCGACTTCCGCGCCCTGGTGGAGACCATCCAAAACACCTTCAGCCAGCAGGCCAGCAGCGGCATGGTGGCCGCGCTGCTGGATGTGAGCGGCGCCTTTGCCAGCATCACCACCGCCGCCAGCGAGGCCACTACCTCCCTTGCCGCCACGCGCAAAGCCTTGATCGATGCCGCCACCGGCGCCGCGTCCACCGCCCTGTCGGGCCTCACCCGGTCGGTAGAGGCACAAAAGTCTGCCCTGGCCAGCGCGTACGAGCAGCAGGTGGGCAGCTTTACCGACCAGCTCAGCAACGTCACCACCAGCGTGGGCAAGCTGCAGAGCCTGGCCAGCACGCTCAAGGGCACGCTGGACGGCATGCGCATATCGGGCTCCGAAGGCCAGTACCGCGCCGCAGCACAAGCGCAAATCAGCGCCGCCCTGGCCATTGCCCGTGCTGGCGGCTCGCTACCTTTGGACGGTCAACTCGACGCCGCCCTGCGCACCGTGGCCCTGCCGTCCGAGCAGCTGTACGCCACTTTTATCGACTACGCCCGCGACTTTTACAAAACGGCCAACGACATTGCCGCGTTGGGCGACCTCACCGGTAAGCAGCTCACGGCGGATGAGATCACGCAAGGCTACCTGCAAGACCAGATCAAGCTGGCAAAAACGTCGTATGACGCGCAGGTGAAAGGCCTGGATTCGATGGTTGACATCGCCCAGCAGCAACTTGACGCGGCCAACGGCACATACAACGCCATCCTGTCTTTGGCCGACGCCATCAAGGCCAGCACCGCCGCCACGCAAGACTTGATGAACGTGCGCGCCTCGCAGGGCCTTACAACCGGCGCAGTCACTGTGGGCGGGGGGCTGCAATCCGTGGCGCCCGATACGGGCCGTTTGGCAAGTATCAACAAATACATAAACACGCTTGATTTCTCCGAAGCGGGTGCCGCCAACAGCGTGCAGCAACTCTACGACGCCGCGCAGCAGTACGGGGTCAACCAGGCCGAACTGGCCGCTGCATCTGGCTACCGCCTGGAAGATGTGCAAAAGCTGTTTGCCAAGTACGGCATCCCGGCCTTTGCCGTGGGCACCAACTACGTGCCGCAAGACACGCTTGCCATGCTCCATGAAGGCGAAGCCGTTGTGCCCAAGGCCTACAACCCGGCAGCGGGCGGGCAGGGCGACAACAGCGCACTGCTGGCCGAAATGCGGGCCATGCGTGCAGAGATCGCAGCCTTGCGCGCCAGTGCTGCGGATACGGCAGACAACACCAAGCGCACTGCCAGCACCCTGGTAAACGTCACCCGTGGTGGCGAAGCCATGCAAACACAGGTCTACGTATGAAAGTAATACCACCCATGACCATCACCGACGCCATGCTCACCAGCAGCACGGCGGCCGAGCCTGGAGCGGGCGAAACGCTGTGGAACGTGGCAACCGCCTACACCGTGGGCCAAACCTGCTACCTGACCACCACGCACCGCCGCTACGAGTGCTTGGTGGCGCACACAGGCGCCAGCCCAGACGTAAATTTGACCGGCGCCACCCCCAAGTGGCTGGAGCTGGGCCCCACCAACCGCTGGGCGTGTTTGGATTTGTACCGAAACACCGCTACCGTGCAGGCCAGCCCGCTGACTGTGGTGCTCACCCCCGCCGTGCGCGTGGGCGCAATCGCCATCATGGGCCTGGTGGGTGACTCTGTGACGGTCAGTATGACGGTAAGTGCCGTCACCGTGTACAGCCGCACCACCAACATCATCAGCCGCAACACGCTTACCTGGCTGGGTTACTTCTTCGGCACCTTTGGCAATACGCCCAGCGTCATTTTGTTTGACCTGCCGCCGTACTCCAACGGCGTCATCACCATCACCATCACCCGCGCAAGCGGCAGCGTGTCGTGCGGCGCCATTGTGCTGGGCAACGCGGTTGACCTGGGGCGCGCAGAGTACCAGGCAAGCCGCGATTCGCTCAACTTTTCCAGCGTCACGCGTGACACCTTTGGCAACGCCACGCTGGTGCCCCGGCGCACCGTGCCACGCACCGCGCAATCGCTGATCACCGAAAAAGCCAAGGTCAACACCCTGCTGGACCTGGTGGTCAGCCTCAACGCCGTGCCCGCCGTGTGGAGCGCGCTGGATGACCGCACCGAGAGCGACTACTTCGAGGCCCTGCTCATTCTTGGCATTTACAAAGAGTTTTCTATCAACGTGGCCTACCCCGACTACGCAAAAGTCAACCTACAGCTTGAGGAAATTTAATGGCAGTCACCACCCCGCCCACCATAGCAGCGCTCCCAACGCCGCCCCAGACCAGCGACCCGTCCAACTTTGACACGCGGGCTGACGCGTTTATGACCGCTCTGCCCACGCTGGTTACCGAGACAAACGCCGCGTCAGCCAACGTCTACGCCAACGCGGTTGACGCCGCCGCCAGCGCCACCGCAGCCAACACCGACAAGCTATCGGCTGCAGCCAGTGCCGCCGCCGCTGCAGCCAGCGCAGGCGCCGCCACATGGGCCAATACCGGCGCCACCTATGCCATTGGCGACCTGCGCAAAAGCCCCTCCAACGGCCGCATTTACCGCCGCCTGACCGCCAGTAGCGCTGGCACCACAGACCCGTCTGTGGACATCACAAACTGGGCCATTTACACCCTGGATCCCATCTGGGCCACCAAAACCGGCAACTACACCGCCGTGGCCGGTGACGCGCTTTTGATCGACACCACGGGCGGTGCCATCACCATCACTTTGCCTGCGTCCCCTACGGCAAATGACGTGGTGCGCTTTGCCGACTATGCGGGCACCTGGGGCGCCAACAAAGTCACCTTCGGTCGCAACGGCTCCAAGGTTATGGGCCTGTCTGAAGACTACGACATCACCACCGCCAATCTGAATGGCGTGATGACCTACATCGACTCAACACAAGGCTGGAAACACCTATGAGCAACGCAGCACAATTCTTTGGTGGCCGTGGCGCACCGCGCCCCACTGGAGCGCTTGACGGCACCAGCGCATTCCGAACCACGCAGAACGCAACAACCAACATGCTGGCGTCTGCGTACACGCCAATCAAGCGGGTGCAGTCCGGCAGCACCACGGCGGGCGTTTTAAAGACCATTCTTTCTGCAGCCGGTAGCGGTGTTTTGTCATTTTTGGCTGTTGAAAGTAACGACACCACATCGCGAACCCACCGCATCAAAGTCACGCTGGATGGTGTGGTCATCTTCGATGCTACGACTGGCGCGGAAATCAGCATCAGCCGAACGCACATTGTGATTGGGTCGATTGCAAACGCAACAGTAAATGCGGCGTCAGAAATCACATTTGAACCACTTTCGTTTAACTCTTCGCTGCTGATCGAGTACGCCGACAGCCTGACTGAGAGCAACGGGGCCTACATCGCCTACCGCTACCACCCCGCATAAGGACGCACCCCATGCCACTCGAAATCCTCGTCGAATTACCCGCCGCCCCAGCGCCCGGTCCGCAGGCAGACCCCTGCGAATGGCTCATCGACAAAGGCCCGTTCTTTGACCGCTTCGGCGCGGCAAAAATGGACGTGCTCACCAGCACCGACCCCGTTATCAAGGCCATCCTGGTTGACATTGGCGCCCGCCACTGGATTGACCTGCAGCGCCCTGATGTGGCTACATCGTTGGCCTATGTCGGCACCGTGGTGCCTGCGGTGGATGCGGCCATGCAAACCGCCATCCTCACCACCCCGGTAGCCCCGGTGGATAACTTGGCCCTGCGCAAGTTGTTTTTCGCGTGACCGGCGTCATTCTCATTGTGTGGCTATGGTGCTTCTACGCCCTGTACGCGCTGGTCATGGGCGTGTACCGCGCCCACCTGGCACAGCGCCTGTCCCTCGTGGCCTATGCGCTGCTGGCGCCATTCGTGCTGCTGGGCTTTGTGGTGGACGTGCTGACCAACATCACCATCGCCACGCTGGCTTTTGCCGAGCCCCCGCGCGAGCTGCTGCTCACCACTCGGCTGCAACGCTACATCAGCGGCACCGGCTGGCGCCGGACCGTGGCCGCGTGGGTATGCGACACGCTGCTGGACCCGCTCGACCCGCGCGGCGAGCACTGCTAACGCGCCCGCCAGCCAACCCCACCACAGGAGACCCATACAAGTGCCCGAGCCCACATCCAGCACCGCCGCCGCCGTAGCCACGCTCACCGCTGCGGGCATCTCCATGCCCATGCTCACCCTGTTTGGCGTACCCCTTGGCCTGCGGGTTGATTTGATGATTGCCGGGTTTTGCGGGTCGCTCGTCGCCATCATCCTGCTCAATAGCGTTCCGGGTGACGCTGACACCTGGCCCCAACTGCTGCGCACCACGCTGCGCCGCATGGCTGTGGCGCTGGCATCCAGCATCACAGCGGGCTACCTCACGCCGTTGGCGCTGCTCGTCGCCAACCTGCCCGACGCGCTCTTGTTGAGCGCCGCCTTTGCCGTCGGCGGTGGTGCCCAGCGCGTGCTGATCGGAGCCATTGCCCGCCTCAGTGGCGCCCCCGCCGCGCCACGCTCAGAAGGGGGTGCATGATGGCCGCCGCATTGCAAATAGTGCACTGGGTGGCCGCCGTCATCGTGCTCGCCGAAGCCCTGAACAAACTGGAGCGCACCGCCCCCTGCGCGCCGGGCCTGACTGCACACGCCCGTGTGGTCGACGCCCTCAAAGCCATGGCCTGGGCACTGCTGGCACTTGGCGCTGGCGGCGCACTTGTCACTCCGCTGCTGCTGTCCATCGGCGTGCCGCCCGACCCCTGGCAGCACATCAACCACCCACGCCCCAGCCTGGCCGAAACAGCAGTGCTGCTGGGGTTTGCGGTGCTGATTGTGCGCACCCGCATCAAGGAGGGATAGGCCATGACCCCTGATACACCACCCACCCCGGAGCAGCGTGCCGACGAACTGGATGTGGCCGCCAAGATCGCCCGCGAAAACGGCGACCTGGTGTTTGCCCGCGAGTGCGAACAGCACGCCGCCCACCTGCGCCAGCATGGAGACAAACCATGATCACCCTGCAGCACTACGTTGGCCCCCACGCCGCGTCAACCGACTGGACGCCAGAGCGCCAAGCCAACGCCCGGCGCTTACTCGCAGCTTGTGCCGCGCTGGAAGTGGAAATGGCCCGGGGCGGCGTGGCCTTCCCAGACAACCCAAAGACCCACAGCGGCGTCAGCGGCTCCACCTTTGGCGGCTTTCGCCCCCAAAGCTGCCCGCAAGGCGCCAAGACCAGCAGCCACAAGGACGGCAAGGGCGTAGACCGCTACGACCCGCGCGGCGAGATTGACGCGTGGTGCCTGGCGCACCCCGACCGCCTGGCCGTGCACGGCATCTACATCGAACACCCCAGCGCTACGCCTGGCTGGTCGCATTGGTCCATCAAACCGCCAGCCTCTGGCAAACAGGTGTTTTACCCATGAGCACCATCCTCATCCGCCTGGCCACCGCGCTGGCCGTCATCGTCGTGATGTCATCTGTGTGGCACTACATCGACGGGCGCGGTTATGACCGGGCAACCGCCGAATACACCAGCCAGATAAACGCCCAAAAATCCGAAGCCGCCGCGCTGCTGGCCAGCGAGTCCGCGAAGGTCCGCGCCGCCGAGCACGCGCTGCAGGCCCACCTCAACGCCCAAAATTTGAAGGACTTCGAAAATGCCAAAAACCTCGCTGCTCTGTCTGATCGCCTCCGCGCTGCTGCTGGGCCTGCTCGGAGGCTGCGCGACCCCGCCGCCACCGGATGTGGGGGCAGTAGTGCTGGCGCCCCAGGTGCAACTGCCGCCGCCCCCGGTGATCGTGCAGCGGACGATGCCCAAACCGGCGGGCTACTTTCAGCAGACTTTACTGGACTGCTGCAGCGCCTCACCCGTGAAGCCGACGACATCAATGCCGCCTACGCCAGCTGCCGGGCAGATGCCTTTGCAGTGAGGCAGGCGCCAGAGCCTGAGTACAGGCTGCCGGGGATGTAAGGCTTCAGGATTGATGATTCACAAAGTAGAATCAAACCTTCCATATGCATTCTGGTTATGGTTATCTGGGTTTTGAACTTTCGGAGCGCTCCGAAGCATTTATAAAAATGATAGCAAGAAACCCGTGTCAATATTGACTGTCCGTAGCTCAGTTGGATAGAGCATCAGCCTTCTAAGGTGGTTCAGGTTTCTAGGTTTCATGCGGTCTAGCGCCGCATTTCCGCTCCGTTTTTCTGTATGTTTTATCAGTGGTTTAACCCATTGAATACGTGCCGCTGTGGGCGTTTCCGGAGCGGAATTTAACGGGTTGGCCCCACTTTTTTGCCCCTTCGCAGGTAGTGGCGCTGGGTGGTGCTCACGTTGTCGTGGCCCAAAAGATCGGCTGCAGCCTGGTCGCCATGCTCGTCGGCAGTATCGTCTGCAGCTTTGGCGCGCAGGTCGTAGAACCACATTGCACGGATGGCGTCGGCCATGTCCGGGTTGGCCACTGCTGCGGCCTCCCGCGCGGGCTCAAAGTGGTTGCGCAGGGTGTGCTTCGTGACCGCCAAGCCCTGCAGGTTGATGACAAGGCTGGAGCACCAGACCTTGTACCCGGCCTTGCGCTTGGCAATGCGGTCCAGCAGCTGGCCGAATTCACCCTCCACACGGATGCGCAACGGCTTGCCGGTCTTGGACTGCTTCTTGATCACAAAAACGCCGTCCACGATCATCGACTCGTTAAACGACAGCACATCCCCAGGCCGTTGGCCCGTCAGGTAGGCCAAGTCCATGGCATCGCGCAGCGGGGCGCTGGCGCACTCCCATACGGCCTTGTACACCTTGTCGCCACGGTGCAGGCCAATGGTTAGTTGCTCCATCTGTCTGCCTTGTCCACATCCACTGTGCTCAAGAAGCACCTTCGTTGGTTGCTCTTGCGCTGGCTGTGGTGCTGGTGCTGGTGCGGCTGTGTAGAGTGGGCGCTTATCTTTATAGCCAGACTCAACCTCTCGACGGTATACATCGGGGTCGGTGTCTGCGTATTGATCCCCTGATTGCGCGTCAGTGAACAACCACGCCGCCGGCTGCTGCTCCCCCTGCTGCGCTACTGGTGCTGGTGTGGCTGTGTCGCCATTGCTGACACGCAATGGCCACTTTCCTGATTGGCAGGTACTAATGTGCACATCGCCTTCGGGTATTCCGCATCCCGCGCAAACCGGCTGCTCCCCCTGCTGTGTCAGAGCAGCTATGGCAAAGTCAATCGCTGCTTGCTCGTTCGGCCCTAACATCTTTTCTTCGTTTTTGAAGCGACGCAGAAAAAACGCAGCACGTTCCGCCGTCATCGCTGCTTCTTGTAGTGTGGTCATTGGGGTTCCTTGATCGGTACAAACTTAGTCGGCGGCAACTTTCCGTTGATCACATGGCACAGTCCACACCGCATCAGCACATCGAATGCAGGTTTGTGTGGTGCGTCACATTTTTTACAATAATCTTGTGTGGTCATGGTTGTTCATTTTCTGCGGCCTTTGCCGCTATTTTTATGAGAGCACTCTACGCACGGCTGTCGTGCGGTAGAGGCTGATTTGGTTGTGAGCTTTCAGGATGTATCAACCGGCTTTTGCGGTATACATTGCGTTATGTGGTGCCAGTGCGTTCCACGAATCGAGCAGCCTGATTTCAATTTCTTGCAATCTGGCCTTCA